CTAGGATGACCTATGTGCTGCATCTTTAAATTAGAAGAGCCTGCATTAGAACTTTCTTGTATAATACCATTATAACCAGTATCTAGTCTAGTAGTTTGTGTTGAGATACTTATTATTGCCCCCGAATCTAAATCTTCGCAGGAAGCATCCGTGTTAAAAGCTATTTTTCTGCGTAAATATTTACTAGTAGCTAGTATATACTGAGCAAATCGCATAGCTTGACTTCTTCTTGTACAAAAAGGCAGTTCTAGTGATATGTTTTTTGTAGGTAAGTTTTCTAAATCAGGGTCCGATACAAATATAACTTCTCTTTCGTAGTTATTTGCGCCATCAAAAAATACTAGCTCCACTCCTGTAGTTATATCTTCTTGTCTGACTCCTGAATATGTTATATCGGACATGTTAGAGTCTGTAAACAGCTGCTCAGGATAATCTTCTTGATAATCTAGTTTAACTCTTATCTTATTTGCATTAGTAGTAACAATACCTCTACACCCAGCAATTACTTTACTTATAAGGTCTAAGGTGTCTATAGATTCAGGTAAATTCACATCAGCTACAAACCTTCTCTCTCGTATCGGGACATTAGAGGTCAAGCCTATCTGATTTTGGAGTACATTTGAGAATTGCCCTCTGGTTTGATGCCTAAAAGTACCATCTGCATACGCCTCTACTCCTATAAATCTTCCTGTATGGGGATCAACTGCATCACAAAATTGAGCAGCTCGATAAAAACTAAATTTATCAATACTTGAAGGGGGTAACCCTAATCCGTGAGTAGTACTAGTTAGTAAATCATATAAAATCCAAATAGGATTTTGGGTCCAGTCCCATTTAAATCCTCCATTCCACACACCTTTATAAATTACAGGATTAGGAGCTATACTGCCTGAAGGGGTATCTTGTAGTAAGTAGCCATATTGCGTAGGATCGTCTACTTCTAATTCTCTCCAATCAACCTCCCCTGAGTCTAAAGTGGGTTGGTTATAATTATTAGGTACTTTACATATAATCCCTTTTACCATAGTAGAATAAGAAGGTATGTCTGACCTAAACTCGGTAGCCTTTAAAGCATATCCTATAGTAGCAGTTCTAGGATACGCAAAGTTTTCACTCTTAACCTCGTCAAAACCGACAAAAGAAACATCTGAAGCGATAGCTGTAGTGTTAGAGTCATCAGAAGCTTTAAATACTGATATTCTATATCCATCAGAGGATAAATCAGAGTCAGGTATACTTATAGGGATATCAATAGTAGTAGTACTTTCAATAACCTGACTATAAGTTCTCTGTACTAAGGCTATATAGTCGTCAATATTAGTAGTTTCGTCTCGTGGATGTACTATTATACGTAAGTCAAGTCTTTGTGGTTGGTTACCTTCTACGCTCTCATTATCTAAAGGAGCTCTATACAATCTTTCTACGTTAAATTTACATACAATAGTGTTAATAGGTATAGAAGTATTTTCAGCAGTAGTGGGAAAAAATAAAACATTAGATTCAGGCAGGTCAGTAGGATTACCATTTATTTGACCTGCTAATAGCTTAACGGGGCTAGAAAAACGTATAGGATTACTAACAGCAGTTCCAAAAGGCCATAAAGGGGTTTGGTTTACTAGTCCTGGAGAGCTTTTATACTGAAACACATTAGGATCGGGCTCATTAAATTCATTTATTAAGTCGTCAATAAACTTATTACCAATTCTTACATCTTGAGGACCATTAGGATTTATCCTATATACTGGCCCTTCTGACAAGCCTATTTGGGTATACAAAATATCAGTTGTATACTTAGTTAAATCTCTATTAGCTCTGGTTGATTGACCATAGCTTAAATCTACATATGGTTTAGGGTCTAAAGTCATTTATATTCCTTAAGTAGCTACTATTTCTACAGCGTTATTAGATATATTGTATAGGTTTGTGAATACATCGTTATCTTGGGCTATTAAAAAGGGGTTGTAGGCTACAACATTGTTACCACTAAATAAAGATTTTTCATCTGACCACCTGATTTCTGTGTTAGCTTCAGAGTGATTATTATCAAAAAGAGCATTTTGTGTGCCATTATTTACTAGCCACTCTTTCACTCTTTTACATGACATACCAGGGGAAAGCTGTACTAACTGACATACTGTTCCTGAGACTAGAGGGGCGGCGTAAGAAGTACCATCGCCAAAACTATCTTCTGCTACATTTGCTGAAGCCCCATCCCACCCAGTAAAGCCTAAAGATCCAGGAGCATAAATATGAACCCCTTCCCCTTTACAAGAATAGTAAGTAACATGTTCTTTAGTGCCTGCATAACTAAGGTCAGGGTGCAGCTCGTTCCATACTGCTCCTACTTCTATGCTATCATTAGAAGTATTACTTGAACCTCTGCAATAGTAATAGGTTTGCTGCCTCTGGCTCGGCTCTACAGCCTGTGAGTTAGTAGTTACAGTATTATTCCAGTCTAAGCCTGTTGGAGCATCAATAAGTTGTCCGTTATTGCCTGCAGAAGAAATAAATATAATCCCTTCATCAATCATCTCCTGCACTTCTACTTTCATAGTAGGAAAAAGATCGGCTATATATCTTCTATTAATCGAACCCCCCTGCCAATGACCTAAAGCATACTTGTATACATCTGAAAAATCAGCTTTGCTAGTCCCTGATATGGTGCTTCCTCTAAAGTTTAAACTTTGTATAACATTAACATCATTAGTCCCGTCCCAGTAGTTTAAGTATATAGGAGTTCCCCAACTAGCATTTACTACTGTGGGAGCTTTAAATCCTGTAATAGGATCTACAGCTTTAGCCCTATGAAACTCTTTGATAGCGTCAAACCAATAGCTTGATGTTATAAGATTGATAGGAAAAGAATAAATATTTGCATTTCTGGCTACACCATAATACTGACTCGTAGCAAATGCACAAACAGCAGTAGCGTGGTCCGACCAGTTAGCAGAGGCAGTATAGGTGATAGTTTGAATACCGCTACAATTTGGTAGTGTGTTCCACTGAAACTGCTTATACCTGTTAATAGATGAGTCTCTACAACTAAACCACTGAGGATCGGTAGGATTACTGACTAAGCCACCTTCGTGATTTATATAATCTACTCCTGTGCCGTCTGCTGTGAAAGTTAAATTAGAAGTTAAATCTGTAGATTGAGTATAATTAGTATTCAGACTAAACCACGGATTATCTCTACTAGCCAATCTTCTTATACCCCAACTAGTCCCGCCTCCTAAAGTAGTACGCACTCGGCTAAAAGATGTAGGGGTAGAAGGCGAGTCTCCAGATTTACCCATTCCATAATGAAAATTATCTGTCCAAGAGTTATCCCATACAGGAACACTATTTATAGCTTCAACTCTACCGTCTTGACGCAGCTGAGATACTTCTTCTTCTGTTAAGGTAGCAGTAAATAGTTTTTTACTGCTAGGTCTTTGATTCTCAATATGCACAGCTCTATCAGGAACTATAGAAGAATCTACTGAGCTGTCATGTGTAGTATCTCTACTTAAAGAGTCTATCATCTCTTCTTTTAGATCTGAGCCCCGCAAGGCGATAACAACTTCTTTTTCCACTTGTTTCTCAATCCTTAATGTAGGTCAACCCATCCAGGGTTCCCTAATCCGTCACTGTCTGATGTGTAGCCTTGAAAAGTCTCACTGTCGGTATTAAATACCATATCACCTGCTTGAGCCGAAGCCGCATTTCTAATGCTAGTGTTCATTCTAGGGAGTCTTAGTACAGCAGGAGAAGTTATAGCTACGGCCCCTTGAGCTATTAAATTAATGTTTGTATTAGAAGTAATAGTAGGAATACCGTTGCCGTTAGAATTATATGAGTAGCCTGTTACCATAACATATAGATTGTTATAAGTATCATAAGTATTTGATTCTAAAGCTTCATAAGTATTATACACATTAGCGTCAATAGTAGTATAAGTATTGTAATCATTTGCATAGGCAGCGGTTACATTACCACTAACAGTGTTGATAAGCCCTGAAAGAGCTACATAGGTGCTGTAGTCATTAGACATAGCACTGATATAAGTATTATAGTCGTTTGCTAAAGTACCGCCCCCCACACCAGAAGAATTAGCATTTAAATAAGCAAAAGTATTATATATGTTAGCAGTTAAAGTAGTGTATGTACTATAATCATTAGCATCTTGAGTTACCTTTAAAGTATTGTAAGTATTATAGTCATTAGAAACTAGATCGGTAAAATTAGTATCTAGCTCAGGATGTGTAAGGGAAGAGCCTTTTACTCCTCTAAGTGTTATAGCCATTTAAGTCTCCTAAGGGTCAAAGTAATCGATATCTACGTAGTCAGCATAAGCGTACTGTATAGGTAGAGCTACCTCGTTTCTATCTGTGTTTACAACATCAGTAACTCTAAATAAATCTGGGTGTGCCCTGTAGTTTGTAACCCTAGAATTAATGATATTACCAGCTACTCTAATTTCTCCGTATACTAAAGGTACAAAGTTTTTAGAGCTGTTAGTAAGCTGTAGACCTTTAAATATATCATTAGACTCTCTAACACCTACGTCATATACATTTTCTGCTCTCCCGAACAAGGAAGAATCTATTACTCTCTTGTGTAGGCCTTCTAGGTCCATCTGCTCATAACTGGCTGTAGAAAGCCCGAAAAGAGGGTACATAAAACTAGCTTTTAAATCGTTATAGTAGGAGCTAGACCTAGTACCATAAGTTGGAGCCCCTCCAAAAACTATAGGAACTAAATAGATAGGACTATCGGATCTTATTTTATTTCTTAGTTTGGATACTTCGATTACTTTTTTATTTTGTATAAGGCAGAAGTCTTCAAAAGAACTATGTTTAGTTTTATTTATAGATACCAGCTCTCTAAACTTAGGAAACTGCTCTCTAAGAAAAGAAAAGATATCATAATAATCATTAGCTAAAATCTCTAAACTCTCATGAGGTATTGAGGGCTGTAAAGACTTAGTTATGTTGACAATGGTTTTCATTAAACATCTCTGACCTTTTTATTTTATTTTCTTTATCATACCAGTAAATGTAAAACTTATCTTGATTGCCTAAGATAAATTTTAATTCAGATAGAAGTATACTATGCTTCATATCTGCTTCGCTAGGTTCTTGATGCCTGCTATCAGGATGAGAATGGAATATCCCCCATATATCACCGTCGTACTCTAGCATCAGTAAGGGGTCTATCATAAAGCTAGTTCTAGGTTGATTACTTAGATTTTTACTAGGTATAAACTTAAATTCTTTTGTTATTAGCCCGCAAGCTTCTAAGGGGTACTCTGATTGGGCATATTTACCCATTGACTCTACTAAATCTTTATACTTTGTCATCTGTAGCAGGGAACCCTCCAAAGTTTTGAGTATTATTTCTTAGCTTGCACGCCACTATACTCTTAGAACAAATATCTAATTTAGAATCTGCTGTAGGAACATTATTAACAGTAAACATGCCGTTAGAAGAAGTTGGAGGGGCTGTATTAGCTATAAGTCCTGTACCGCCAGAAGGATATTTACATTCTAATCCTTTGTACTTCCAAGGGCAAGTATTCTTATAGAATCTTCTCAAAGGTAAATCAGAAATAAAATTAGTAGTTCTTTCTGCTAGAGTAAAATTTATAGAGGCACTATCATAAGATACCATTTTAGTAATTAGAAAGGTGTGATCGTTGTAAGAATGAGGGTCATAATTGTTGTTAACTATGTAAGCTCGTTGACCTAGTATAGAAGTATTAGATGTAGTAGTCATATATACTTCATTATTAGATATATTAGATACAGTACCTAACGCAATACCGGTATTTGTTTGTAGGGAGTCTCCCACTCTGTAAGGATATGTATTAGTTAGTGTAATAATATTACTAGATACAGAAGAGACTACTGAGTATTCAGGCCAGTATTCTAAAGTAGAAGCGTATACAGATTTTATTTCTACAACAGCTCCTAGCAAATCTCTACTGTCTGCTTTTAGAGACACCCAAGTCTCTCCAATAGATTTAGTAGTGCTGTAGTCAAAGGCTACATTATAACCACCTCTAGTATTAGACACTGTAGAATCAAAAGAAGCATGGGTAGGGTCTGTTCTAGGATCAATATTACCTACAAGTTCTCCATTAACAGTAGCAGAAGTTGCTGATGTATCATTATAACCTACTAACTTTGGGTTATCTACTAAACCTGTTAATAAATAGTCTACATTCTCAATTTGTAGAGTTAGCTCTCCTATACTACCGTCTGTAGAAATAGAAATGCCATCTTTGTTCATAGGTTTAGCTAAATATTCAAAGCCTTGATGCTCTATAGAGTAGTCAGGAATATTTAAATCTTCTCCAAATACTTCTGCATATCTTAGTGGGAACGTATGTGGCCAGGGATATCCAGCTCCTCTACCTCCAGGATTATTATTAGCATTAGCAGGGTACCACTCTCCAGGATAGTAGATAGAATATAGCCTCACTAAAGGTTCTTGTTCGAAAGAGTTCTTTAAGCTAATATAATTAGAAGGTCGTATGTCTTCAATAACGCTACTAGCAGTAGTAACTTGATCAGGGGTATTAGCTGCGATAAAATAAGGATAATCTTTGATTCCTCTAGATGTGATAATCTCTATAGTATCTATACCTGAACCTGGATAGATACTCTCGGAGCTAAAGTATATTTGGTTATTTGATCCAGATACAGCGAGTATTTCATAATTATTAAAATCAATTCCTGCGCCTCCAAGAGTTGTACTCGGCCATTCGTAAAATTCTTGGGGTACAATTACATTATTAGCATAAACTTTGATTTCGTCTTTATAATCTACGTAAGATGGAAGAGGAAAAGTATTAGTTCCACCATCTATAACATAAGTGTTGCTATTTACTACTATTCCTGATTGAGAAAATGTTAAAGATTCTGAAAAGTTATTAATAGTTACAGTATTACTTTGTATAGTCTCTCCTATAGAGTAGTAATGTCTGTTATTTGCTACTTTCACTTTAAGGTTACTTCTATCTACACTTACTATCTCTCCAAATGCATTAGACGATAAACCTAGTACGCCGTTACCAGACTCAAAGGAGCCTAAAAAATCATTATTTCCTAAATCTAAAATAAAATCATAATATCTAGAAGACATAGTATTAAACCTCTACCATAGATATTGATACATTGAACCACGAATTATTATTTCCGTCTATAACATGCTCCCTATTAAGATCACCCTCGAATTTAACAGTCGCGCTCCCTTGAAGGTTAAAATGCGTTAAATCTAAAATAAAAGACTCAAAAGTGCCTCCTCTAGCATTATAAAACTGCTCTATAGTGTTCATAGTAGCATTATCTATACTAGTGTAGCTAAAATTAAAAGATCTAAGTAAACGCCTAGACATTAGTTTTCTTCTTTGATAACCATTAGCAGCTTCAAAAGTATTTATATTGTTTCTTGTAGTAATAGAAAACCCTCTATCGGGTTTTCTATTTATTCCTGCTACTGGAAAATTAGCCATTTATACTATCCTTATTTTATTTTTTTAAGTGTTTTTCTTATAGGCCCGTTAGTTCTAAGATCTTTTAGTACTATGTCAACAACTACCTTGCCATCAATTATTTTAATTTCAGGCTCTTCTTCTGTTTCTACCGGCTGCCCATTATTAGTTATGTTTATCTCTACATTAGTATCGCCTTGGGGTAGATTTCCTGTTCTGTTTATATAGTTTAGATTATCTTCCCCCACTTTGTCAACAGAAGAATTTTGAATAACATACTCACCATTAGATAGCCATGCAAGTATAGAATCACTAATATTGCTTCCCTGTCCAGAGATATAGCCTCCATCTGCATAGCCAGGAATATCATATTGTTGTGCAAGCATACGACCTTGCGGAGTAACAGTATTATTATTTACACCCCAAGTATTCCATATTCTATTTGCTAGCGTAGGCCAGTCATTGAAACCATAAGTTCCTTGTAAGCTAGAAGGGTTACCCATCCAAGAATTAGCATTGATATGGCTGGCCCCCTTATTCCAATAATACCCAAACTCTGAATAGTTACCAGGATTATCAGAGATAGCTCCCCAATAGTTTTGGTCTCCTATTTTATGCCAGTTTTTATGCTCGTAACTCAAGCCGTTACCTTTTGCATAACTAGCAGACCTAATTAGATCGGATACTGAATGTCCTAAAGGATAGTTTACATTAGTATAACCATATCCACTAACATAACTAGAGGCATCATCAGAGTATAACCACTGAGGAAGAGCGTACCCGTAGTCCCAAGTATTCTGATAACGGGATTTTGAATTAGCAAGAGTATCTATAGCCGCGTCACTAGGCATAGCAGGCTTACCATCAAAGAAGTACTGATTCAAACCTGTTTTAGTATTTTTGGTACCTGAACCACCCAGAGAATGAAGTAATGAGGCTTCTGCATCGTTTATGTGTGCTAGTCTTGAGTCCCCTTTAATGCCTAAAGAAGCTATAGCTGTTTGTAAATCTCCTGTATCATTTAGAGTAGTAAGAAAGTCTGTACCAACCCCTGAAACTGAGCTAGATTTTACAACAAACTCACCATCAGAAAGCCTAGCTTTAATAGAGTCGCTTGTACCTGTACCCTCTCCTGAAACATAACCACCTGTTCTATACCCTGGCACAGTAATCGAGTCGTAACCTGAATAAACATAACGTACTTTGTTAATGTTTACTAAGTTATTTATCCCATTTTTTATAGTTTCTAGATAGCTATTACTAGTATCGAGATTATTAGATAGGTGATCAAGGTTATTAGATAGGTGATCAAGGTTATTAGATAGGTGATCAAGGTTATCAGATAGGTGATCTAATCTAGAGCCATTGTTTATTGTCGCTGTTAGTACGTTACTAGAACTATCATTATTTACATTGTAATCTCCAACCAACAAATTACCTAAAGAAGCCCCGCCTAATAGATAGAATAGATTATTAGTATTTACATCAATATTATTTAAATAACGTGTATGCTTTTCTAGTTCATCTAATAGTAAATCAAAGATAGAGCTTCCTATAGTAGGCGACTCTACGTTTTGTGGGCCTGCTATTATAGGCAACCAAAAATCGTTTGCTAAGAAGGAATTGTTCGAACTGGATTCAATATTGGCTAGCCTAACGTCCTGCACACTTGTTAAATACTCGTATATAGCTTTCGTATAGTATAGCATATCATCTGTTATATCTACTAGCATAGAAGTATCTTCTTCTATCTCAGTTAAAAGACGAATCATTTCATTTGCTTTATCTGCAAAACCCGAAAGTTCTGCTAAGAAAGGAAGATTATCTCTTTGTAATTCGTACATTTGAGGGAATTGAAGCAAAAGAGTGTTTATTTTAGGTAAGTAGCTAGTATGACTATCTATAGATTGGAATAGTGCAAGGTTAACCTCGTACTGAGACTGAGCAAACAGCCATTTAATATTATAAGCTATATCATAAGCTAGAGTCGCAATATTATCTGACATAGTTTTTAAATGATTTGTACCATTATTAGTAACGCCTACTTTATCTATAAGATCTTGAAGCTTTCTATTATGTTCACCCATTTCACTTTCAAATACGCCTGTAACTTCTATCTTTGCGGGCGTACCTATTTCCAATAAATCGTTTGCATCTACTATCTTTCTTACACCAATAGAAAAGAAAGAAGCGCCTGGTAGAGAAGTAGGTTCAGGGAGGAAAAGTTGATCACCCTTAACTTTTCCAGGACTTGAAATTGAATAGAAAGAATCACCAGACGTTGATGAGGCTACAGGGCTGAAAAGACGACTACCAGAAATACTTGTAGTATTTATTGACCAGAACGATATTCCGGAGATCGTGCTAGGCTTTATATCTATAACATCAGAAGCTTGCGCAACATACTTATTTTCGTATAGATGATTAAAGTCAATAAAGCGGTGTGCTTCAAGCTCAAAAGGTATTAAGTTGAACACTTCGTTAAAGTTTAAATCAGTAGCCTCTAAAGTATATAGTTGATTCGCATTAGTCGCTATTTTCCAACGTGGGTCATTTGCTAAGTAGAATAGCTCACTAGGTAGGACCATCATAGGCTCGTTGAGTAACTCTATAATCTCTTCTACGCCTGCAGGCTCTACAAGATCTAGTAATGGTACTCTATCGTAAGTCTTTACGTTAAACCACTCATAGAAACTAGTCTGTCTAGGCGACCAAGTAAACCACTCTTCAAATCCTGTTGCTTTATAGTCTGGAGGTAAAAACAAATCTGCTACTTGTAATTGGATTTTATTTTCAAAGTCTAGCTCAGGGTCTTCTCCAATAGAATAAGGGTCTTCTTGTGTATCAGGGGCTTTAATATTTGTAAATATATCAGATGTTTTTAACGTCATTTTTCCTGCTAAGCCTACAGCATCAAAGTAGTCTTTGTCGAATAAATCCCACGCAGCTAGAGAAGCTTTTTCTGCAATATCCCATCCGTCAACGCTATCCCAGTTATAGAATACATCATTTAAGTTTATAGATCTTTGACCTAACAAATCTGGAGAGATGATATCATCTACATAGAGTGATAGTTTTCTATTATTATCAATGTTTACAAACGATTCTCCAGGTATAAGAAGAGGTTCTCCTATCGAGTATATCTCAGCGCCATAAATTTGAGAAGGTACAATATCAAAGAACTCATCCCCGTTATATCTTTTGCCTGGAATAATAAGATCTGAAGCATCTAGAATCATAAGGTTAAAGAAGTCTAAAGCGGAAATATCTTTCTTAACTAAATCAAACCAGTAAGTCCAATCATTACTTATTTTATCTACATTATTGAACCAATCGCTATACTTAGTAGCTTGTGTGATAATATAGAAGAAGTCAGAAGCAGTAATAGGGTCTACACTTAGTAAAGAAATTACTTTTAGTTTAGAAGATTCCTCAAACCAATCCCAGAATACCAAATCCGACTTTAGTATCGAGAATAGATTATACCAGTAGACTTCTCCAGTTTGAATAACAAACCATTGATAAAAATCAGTTTCTTGTAGAGTAGGAGCATTAAACCAATATTTAAAGTCCGTATTCATTCTACCAGTTAAAGAGAATAACTGACTAGTGGTAATTGCAGTAGATGTTAAAGTAAAGAAAGTAGTCCAGTCTGCTGCTCTTGCGTCTATATCAAAGAAGGAAAAGTGATCAATGGCTTCCGCATTAATTGTGAAAAATGTATGCCACTTCTCAATCTGAGGGGTCATAGTAAAGAATGTATCCCAAGTAACATTATCTTCTACTATATCAAACCAGTCTGTCCAATAAGTCCATTTTAGTTTTATATCAAACCACTCTGTCCAAACCGTTTCTCCTGCGTTGACAGAAAAGAAGTACTCAGGTCCTACAATCATAGGTGTTACTATGTAAAAGAAGTCGGCAGGTCGAGTAATAGGATCATCTACAGAGAATAGCTGACCTGTAAGAGAACTTAAATTAGCGCTATCAAAGAGGTTAGGTATACTACCTGCAGCATAAGTACTACCTGTGCCAGCAGGAGTAGAGGAAGCAGACACAGAACCACCATTTAAAATAGCTTGTAAGATTTTGTATAAAAGTTCGTTAGTTAAATCTGTACCGTAGTATGTGTTGCCTGTAGTAGCTGTAGTAACTAAGTTTCCACTAGCTACAGTAGCTGCATTACTTATAGCAGTTGCTAACTCTGTAACACTAGGAGGAGTTACTTTTATTGGGCTTTCAAGTATGGATATAGCATTTAAGAGGAAAGCCTGCAAGTCGTCCCCAAAAGTATTTACAGTACCTCCTATAGTCCCTGCAACACCGGTTAAGGCTTGTTCTAGTAGTACAAGCTCTCCAGACAGCCTATTAAATTCATCTATAGGTAGCTCGTCAGTTAAATCGATGACAGTACCATAAAGGGATTCCCATTGTGTATAAGCATCTTCTACGTCTAAATACTCTTTAATATTGTCTTGTAAATTTGAATATGCTTCTGAAATATCAGTGGCTACATCTCTTACTGATATGCCATACTGGTCATTTTGGTTTCTTATATCACTTAAAGCTGCAGACAGTTTAGGGTCTGATAAATCATTTATTGCTGTTTGAACTGTAACCCACTGACTATCTAGAGTTGTTAAGCTGTTTGTGAATTCTGCAACAGTAGCATTTGCGGATAGAGTAACATCGGCTAATCCTTGAGTGAAATTAATGCTATTCGCCAGTGCAGCATTGTAACCATCAATTACATCGTTAGCTTTATTATACTCTTGTCTAGCTTTCTGAGCTCTAGTAAGTAAATCATCTGTAAGCTCTGTTAATTCTAAATCTACATTTTGCTGCGTCGCAGTTTGATTATTCTTGTTGAGTTCTTTTTCAACAGCTATAAGTTCTAATGCAGCATCTGCTAATTTTGATCCAGCACTAGCGGTATTAGCACTTATTTGCTCTTCTAAAGAATTTATCTTAGACAAAGCTCTACTTATCTTTACAAATTTATCTGCGGAATCCGGTAAAGCTTGTAAATTAGTTAGGTTGGCTAATTCATTTGTTAATTGGGTTTTTAGGGTAGCTAAAGGAGTTCCTGTATCAATATTTCCTAAGCTTGCTACACCTGTTTTAACTTGAGTAGCTAGGTCATCTAAGAACATAGTTACGCCTGCATAGCCCATATATTTAGGGTCTAACCCTTTTACGATATCAGAAATACGGCCTATATGCCCGTCTAAGTTTCCGCCTGCAGATGAGAAAGCTTGTTGCGCCGCAAATAAAGAATTGTACAGTTCTTCTTCTGCACTTTTTTGATTGTCTGTTGCACTTTGGTAGACGCCTTTCAAATCGTTAAAGTTATTTTTATAGATAGATACAATACCTTCAATATCAGATTTCAAAGAATTAGTTAATTCTTTAAATTGGCTTTTGATTTCTATCCCAAACGTTTTTAGTGCATTTTGTGTTTCAGTAAATGCTGAGTGCAGTTCATATGCGTAATTAGCAAACTGCTCAAAAGAACTAGACAATACCGATACGCCAGTTTTATATGTCTCAATATCTATCTCTTCTGATACAGAAAGTTGGTAGTTTAGCTCGCCCAAAGCGTTACTTAGGTCACCTAAGCTTACAGACCCGTTTCTAACCTCTTGTAGGAAAGTAGCTAGAGTGCCTAAGAATACTGTAGGAGTGCTATTATCTAGCGCTATGCCTGCTTCTTTTATAGTAGATTCTATTGAAGTTATTACTCCTTTAGTAAACTTTTCTGTGTTACTTAGAGTAGAGTTAAACACTCCTACTAATCTGCTTTCAAAAGAGCCATAAGATTCTGCAACAGCATCCAATCTTCTAGCTACTAATTCGGCTGATGCCCCTGTTTTCATGACGATATCTACGATAGCAGCATTAGCATTTTTTAGCGCTATTAATTCTTCTTCAGACGCTTCTTTTAATAGCTCTATTCTTTGTCTGTTTAAACGTGTCTGTATTCTCTGCTGCGCAGTAGAGGCTTGTACCGTATCTATAAATCCATCTTTTACAGCTTGTAAAATATACTGAGTGCCGTCTAAGAAAGCATACTCAATCTCTCTAACATCTTGGATTATTCCTGTAGCGCTAATATCTAAGTCTTGTAGCTCCAAGAAGAAGTCTGTGTACTCTTGAATTTTAGCAATAGAGTCTTCGTAAGCCTGTAGTACACTATTTAGAGCACTCGAATACTCTTCTGAAGTTATGACCTCTTTACCTAATAAAAGATTAAGTTCACTAGTAATTTTAGATAAATCAGCATAAGTAGTTTGAGAGCTCTGAGCATTATAATAAAAGTCATTTAAAGAGTCTTGTAGAACATCAACCCCGTCAATAGCTTTATTTATACCTGCTATATTTAAAACTTGGTTAGCTCTAGAATCGGCAATAACTTTGTTATAAGCTTCTTGCTCTGTTGTAGCAGCTATTAAGCTTGTAGCCATGCTAAATCTAGCTTGTGCAAGAATTACATCTCCGTCTTTAAGCGCATCATAAACAGACTGCATAGCCGCGTTAAATCCTCCAGAAGCTCCAGTAGCTGCTAGAAGATTTCTATAAGTATCGAATAGTTCGTAATTAGCTTGATTAATAATTTCAGAAGCTTCTTTAAAGCTTAGAGTCAAATCCGTATCTTGACCGAATTTCTGAAAGTCTTTCAAAGTGTTTACAGGTAGGGTATATACGTTTAATAAATCGCCACCTATATAGCTAGTAGGGGAATTAGCCATATACTGAGAATCTAGAGCGTAGTCTGCTGCTGTAGTTTCAGTACCTATACTACCACCTAGAGCAAATTTTTGAGCTTTTACCTGACCAGAATTAATAGCTTCTAGAGTAGCTAATCCTATATCTTCTACTGCGCTTTTTCTAACTACATATTCACCAGGCATTAATAGAGCGGGCACAGAATCTTTATTAGATTCACCCATATCTTCAGAAATATACCCTCCACCCGCAAAACGTAATGCAGATCTAGATCTAAGAGTTTTAGTAGTATCGAGCATTAAGTCTGCCATCTCGATAATACCTTCAAACATAGTTTCCATTTTACGTCTAGCAATCTCAGCATCAGTTGCAGCCTTAACAGATGCATTAGAAAACTCTTCCCCTGCAGAGGTTAAGTTTCTTAACGCTATTAGTTCTACATAAGAAGCTTCAGCAATCATTTCAGCACGTTGGCGATATACTAGTTCTTCTGTCTTTCTTACTATCTGTCCGTACCCTGCTAGGGTGTCACTCATAACAACCGCATCAGCCAATATATTCTTTTGATATAGTAGTATTTCTTCAAACTTAGGGATAATATCGGAGTCTATGCCTGCTCCTATAGCTAGTGCGGCGTCTAAGCTGTCTTCAAATTCATCAAATATTTTGCGTAGCTTTAGTTCTACGCCTTGTTCTAGCGCATCTTCTGCTTCTTTAGCGCTCATACCAGCAGCTATGAGAGCCTCTTTAAAGGCCATTGTTTGCGCCTGTACCTGGGCGATAACAAGAGCCATATTATTTATGTCCTTAGTAAAGTCTTTTACTAGTTCTATATCACCTTGAGCATTTTGATAAAGCCCTGTGTACTCAAGTAGATAGTTTACTTGCATGTCTTGTAGTCTAGCCATCTGAGTAGAAGTCTCACCGAACACGTCTGCTGTTTGTGCGCGAAGAGTTTCAAAATTACTAATAGCACCCTGAGTATAGTTATCAATACTTAAGCTTAATCTCTTAGTAAGATCTTCAATATAGGAACCTAAATCAGTATAATTATTGGTAGTAAGCTCTAAGTTAGTGATTAAATCATCGAATTTGGAGGCAAACTCTAGCCTCTCTAAGTTCTTCTGTATGTCCGCAGTATAGTCTAGTCTGGATACGGCATCCCGAATATCTTTGTTATTCATGTTAGCTTTAGCAAAGTTTTTAGCGATAACCTCGAAAACAGCTTTTTGTATTTTTATTTGGTCATTTGGATCAAAACCTGCTAGTTCCCCGCCAGCCGATACGTAACTAGCTCTTATATTACTACCTTTTCTAGAAAATACAGCTGTTAGAGAATTAATACCTGTTTCTAGTCCTGTAATCGTTTCTAGCGCTTTGTTTATATTATAACCGTAGGAGGCTATGCCCCCTACAAACTCAGATTGTTCACCGCTTTGAGATACTCCTCCAGAGTCCAGATTTACAGTTCCCACTGATGTTTTTGTCCTTGCAAATAAATCACCTAGCCAACCGCCTATAAAGTTACCAATCAATCCTCCAATAACAGGCGCTATAAAGTTACCGAGACCTCCTAAAGCACTTCCTAGGAAGTCTCCGATAACAGGAGTAGCTAAATTACCTAAGGCACCTCCAACTGCTGCTCCGACTGTTTCACCAAAACTGCCCCCACCTTCTACTAAGGATGCAGAGAAAGCCCCGACCGCAGCAGCACCTAAAGTTCCTAGTACCGCATCGCCTTTTAACTCTCCTGGTCTAGCTTGCCCACTACTCATCCCTGAATATTTTTGTAGGTAGGTTTCTTGCTTCTGACTCGCGGTTTCTGTAGCGTCATAGGTAGCCTTGTTTAGTTCTTTTGTTTGAATACCTAA